GAGGCAAATGTAAAAGCTTGCTTAGTGTAGTTAGCTGTGTAGTCATAACCCCAGTTTAAAGTAGTAGGTGTGTTCTGACCACCAATGATAGTCAAGTTAAACTTCTTTAGGAACTTCAGATTAGAGGTGTTACCAAAGTCCATAGGGTTACTGAAGTAACGCATCTCGTACTTGTTAGCGCCATCCATGTAGCCTTTGTACTTAACAATGCCTGAAGAGATGCCTATGTATATCTCACCATCTTCCAGTACAGCAAAGGACAGAGGATACATACCTGACCATGTAGTAGCTCTGTGTGAACCGTCCTCTAAAGACCTACGCATGTCAAAGCAGTACACCGTGTTGCTGTCAGGTAGTGTTAACAGGTAGAAGGCTTCTTCAGAGCTGTAAAGTGACTTGATAGCATTAGTCTGTAAAGGGATCAAAGACAACAAGTCTGTGCGTACATTCTTGCTGATGTCACGCATAGGCATAGACTTTTCTTGTATAGTCCTGCCAAAGCTACGTACACCTGTCTCAGACAAGAACAGTATGTCAGTTCCTGTATGCTGTACTGAGTCACGAGCTATGCAACCAACGCCTTCTATGGTGTCTGTAAGTGTCATAGAGGCAGGAGAGGAGGCTCCTGAGTACACGAGTATAGACTTCTTACCAAAGATGATTAGGAAGCCATTGTGGGCCGCTAGAGCCGTTATCTCGTCAAAGCCTGTAGGCCATACAGTAGTAACGTCTAACGAGCCTGACGTACCGCCTGTCCAATGATGACCATTTAGTAGATCAGACCAGTAGACAGTGTGCTTGTTACCTGTAATGTCTGCTGCCCAGAGACGACCGTATGCTGCTAAGACTTCATTAGCCTCTGGTGGTGTGCCTGTTGCGTGAGTATGTGCTGAATGTTCTTCCAGTACAAACGAACCACCATGGTCTGTACCTAGCACGTACTCGTGGTCTCTTTGGAATAAGTAGACATGGTCGTTTAAAGTAACAGCTTTCCAGTTATTAGCTGTAGGCGTGTACCCGGCAGGAGTAGCGTCTGTTAACGTGGTAGTGCCTGTGAATAATTTATTGTTACCTGCTGATATGACATACTTATCACCAGAGTTATCAATAAACTCGTACACAGTCTCTATACCACGGCTACTGCCTAACACAGAAGCACCGTTAGTAGAGACTTCTTCCCAGCCTTTACGCGCACCAATACGGCCTAGCTGATCAATAACACAGTTGTCTGCAACAGAAGCAAACGAAGGATCAATCCCTATGGGGGAGTCCTGTGTGTTTAGACCAGCAAAGCCGGGGGCGGCTACTGTTATGTTCTGTAGTTGTTGTGCCATTAAGAATACCAGATAGTTTCTTCAGGATGTTGTGACGCATCTATAGCAATAGCATCGGACAAAGTATTGTCAGCCAAACCAAACAACTCTGCTGCACTTGTACCGCCAGTCTCTCCACGCTCTCTAGCACCCAGTGCTGTAGCAAGCTGTACAACGGGTGACGAAGGTACTGCCAAAGTCTCTGTGTCTTCTGTAAAGTCTGCTGTACGTAGCACCACGTTAAACCGTAGCTGATACACACCGTCAGGCTTAGGATACACATCGACAGCGTTGTCACCAGCAGCGTTAACACCGTTGAAGCTGTAGAACTGTGGAGAGCCTAGAGGCGGTGTCTCAATCAAGAAAGCGTTGTCCATCCAGCGAGAAGGACGGTACTGCATGAAGAAGTCTGAGGTGTCATTAATAACATCCAACAGCTTCATCCTGTTCTGTGAACCAGTCAACACATAGTTAAAGGTTGTATCGTCTGTGGTTACAGTCAGTGTAGTACGTAGAGCTGTCCAGTCATAAGCATCTTCTACGGAGCGTTTAGCGTCATTAACAAACTCTCCAATAAGTTTGGAGTAGCTGTTTTGAGAGACTGAGGTTACTTCGTCTTCACGTAGCCTACGTAGTACGCTATTGACTAACTGTAAGTATGTCATTAGACATTCCTTCTTTGTAATAATTTAACAAGTTCTTGTGTGTCTTGTACTTGAGTTTTAAATCTAAATGGTTCAAACAAACCAGCGGTTGTCCTATCAGGCATGAGTGCTGCTAGTCTTTGTTGTTCAGCTGTCTGTGCTTGGCCTATACCTAAACCAAACAAACCTTGACCTAAACCTCCCAGCCCTGTGCCTAGAGCTTCCCCTAAGCCTTCTATTCCTTGGCCTAATCCTTCTACACCTGCACCAAATGCTTCACCAAGACCCTCAAGTCCTGTACCTAAACCTTCAATGCCTGAAGCTATACCACCTAAGCCTTCACCAAAGGCTTCTTGGAACTCACCTAACGCACCTGTAAACTCTTCGGTTGACATGCCGTAGTTTTCAAAAGCATCCTGTAAGTCTTCGGTACTTAAAGTAGAAACATCTTCCAACAACTCTGTAGCGTCAGCAGTAGTAAGACCGCCATAAGTTTCCAAAGCAGTAACAACATCTTCATTACTAAGAGTAGACAGGTCAGCGAGTTCTTCTGATGTAGCTAGTCCCTCAAGAGCTGAAGCATCAAAGGTTCCTGTTTCTCCGCGCTCCCCCCGTTCACCTTGCGCTCCTGTAGCTCCTGTAGCTCCTGTGGCTCCACGTTCACCTTGAATACCTTGAGCGCCGTCTACACCATCACGTCCTGCTGCTCCGTCTACACCATCACGTCCATCAGTGCCATCTCTTCCTGCAGCTCCTGCAGCGCCCGTAGCTCCTGCAGCGCCCGTAGCTCCTGCAGCGCCCGTAGCTCCTGTAGCGCCCGTAGCTCCTGTAGCGCCATCTACTCCGTCACGCCCATCAGCTCCTGCAGCTCCAGCAGCTCCGTCTACACCGTCACGGCCTTGGCTTGTAGCTAGTTCTATTAGATCAGAAAGATTACGACCTTCAGGCAAATCACCTAAGCCGCCTAAGCCTGTAAGAAGATTTCCTAAAGTGCCTAAGTTTTCCGCAAACCGACCAGAGCCGTTAGTGCCTGCAAACAAACCATCATCAGTAGTGGGCGCTCCAAAGTAAACACGAGGGTCTACGCCTGTACCCATGTCTGACAAAACATCTGATGCTAGTTGTCCGTAGTTTAAAGTAAAGGGGTCTTGGCCTCCAGTAAAAGCATCTAAACCTACTTGTCCTACTGTTAATAAAAAATCATTAGTAGCTGCGGCTGCATTAGCTGCATCAGCAATTTGTTGAGCTTGAGCTGCTGCGTTAATGTCGTTGACATCTATAGCTCCGCTTGCTATTGCATCATTAACGGCAATGTCTCCTGCAGATAAACCTGCTTGAGTACCCGCTGTTGTTTGTGCGGCTCCTCCTCCCGCAACTTGTGCAGCCTGAGCAGCTTGGTCTTGGTAAATGTTCATACCAGTAGTAGCTAAGTTCATCCAGTCACTAGCGTGTAGCGTTTCTCCGCTTAAACCACGCGCTGCTGAAATGAAAGCTTCTGAAGCACCGCCAGTGGCCATACCAAGGGCTGCTCTTAGATAGGGGTTAATACCTGCAAAGACACTCTCAGAAGGTATGTAGACCGTAGAGTAAGTACCCGCTGGGCCATAAGACTGGTAAGACCCTGAAGCACTGTAGTCGTCACCTAGTGTCTGTGCTAAAGTATCTTCTCCAAAACCTGAAGTAAAATATAAGGTTTGACCATCTACTTCTATAGAGGGAGGTATTTGGTTTTGTCTAAGATACTCAGATACTCTATTAGAAGCAGCTTCAGAAGCAGGACTATTAATCCCTGAAAAACCTGCTCTAGCAACATCACCGGGATCAAAATTATTGTAGTTATACTTTGAAGCTGTCTGCAACATCTGATTATTTACTTCTTCAGTAAACGCACCGTAGTTACTTAACGCTTCGTCAGGAGTTTCGTAAGTAGGGGCAGCGCCATAGTCTTGAGCTTTAATACCTTGAAAGTACTTTTCATCATTTGGGCCATAAGTCATCAAAGAAGTTGGCTCGTAACCCTCTATGTTTAACAGCTCTTCAGCCTCTTGTTCAGTCTCAAAAGTTTCTGGTTCAAAAGCAGCTAACGCATTAGTAAGCTCAGTATCGGCTAAAGTGCTAAAGTCTGAGAACACAGGAGGCTGCGCTCTAGGCATGTCAAAACCTGCTGGCTGCGCAGCAGTAGCTACAACAGGCTGCGCTCTAGGAATATTAAAGCCTGCAGGCTGTATAGGGGTTACAACAGGACGCTTCTCTTCCCTAACAGGAATACGAACACTACCAGCTTTTACTTTAGGGCCTCTCGCCATTATCGTTCTCTCTGTACGCCTTTAGACTTTTCTACTGTACGCATAGCGCCTAGTCCTAACATACCCATTAACACGCTAGTAAGTAATGCGCTGTCAACAGGAGGAACAGTAAACCAGATACTTAAGATGGGGGCTAGGATAGTAGAATAGAATAGAGCTAGTCCACATATCCATCCTATAGCAGGTCGCCATCCCGCCACAAATAAACTCTTATGTGCAGCCTCAGTCTTGTTGACTTCTAACTGACCCTTAAGTAGTTCTTGAGCATGCTTCTCAGCCATAGTAGATAGTTCAAAGGCGATAGCATTTTTTTTATCTTTATCTTCTATGAACTTATCTAAAAGTCCAGTCACCGGCCCTATAAAACTATTTAAAATACTCATATATTATACACTATTTAGTCTTGTTTGTCAAGTTGTTTCTTGCCATGCACTACCTTCTGCACAGTCTCTGACTCATATATCCTAATACCTAACCACACTATAGTCAGCAGTGACGCTGTAGGTGGCAACCAAGCAGCTAGTGACATTATTGCCGTAGATGCAGCGGCAACGTCCAGTATGTCTTTAGTAGACTCTTCCATTAAATTATTCCTGTGGTAAATAACCAGTATGAGCCAGCAAACGCAGCAAGAACTACTATAGTAGCACCTATGTTCTTTACTGCGTCACCTATCTGACGTTGCTTCTTTAGCTTCGCCAGCCTAGCCTTCTCTAGCTTATGCTTGTGGTCTAGAATAGACTTGTTCTGTATCATCAACATGTCACGCCAGACTAGCTTAGGCGTTATCTTCTTTAGCTCCTTCTCCTGCTCGCGTATGGCGTTCTTAGCCCATGCAAGCTCCAGAGCCTCTTCCTGTGTTAGTATGTGCTCGCCTGCCTTAGTAGCCTCTTCAATGCTCTCTACAGCTACCTTGCTGTCAGTGAGGCTAGTGAACAATCCCGACAGACCTGACAAGTGGTCTCCAGACTCTTTGACGGTTTTGATGCCGTCGTTAAGAGCCTTTAGTACACCTACAACTGCTGAGATTTCCGCAATCATTTACTTCTCCGCTATTGGAGCCACAGTCACAAAGCGCAGCACAGTTACACAAGATGCAATGATACACCCAACAACAGCTTGTCCTGCTGGTGATACAGGCAAGAAGCCTACATAGCCTTGCAGTATGCTGAGGATGGCTAGAGCAATTGAGAACTGTACAGTCTTAGACTTTAGGGCTTTGAATATAATGTCCATTACCAAGGTGTTCCTGTAGCTACAGCAGGAGTTTTGCTGTCAGCAATCTGTGCAGCGATAGAATCTTCAAGTGCTGTTACTGCTTCCTCACCCATGCAGTCCTTCACCCAGCCAATAGCCTGAGCTTCTGTGATGTCTGCATAGGCTGTGTAGCCGTCAGCAGAGCTGTCAGGGGTAAAGCCACAAGTGCCATAGCTGCTGCCTGAGTGTGTGTCATCGCCTACGACTTCGCTGTCTAATGCGCGCCAGTGTGCTACAACTACACCGTCATCTGATGTGTTGCGCTCTAGGGTTGAGATTGTCCAAGTTACTGCCATGATTAAACTCCTTCTTCCAGCGATGCCTGATAAGCCGCAACTACTGCGTCAGTATGCACAGCAGCACAGATAGCCTGCACCTCTGCTGATTCGTTGCTGTAGTCATCACCTGCGACTACAACGTGCCTGTGATAGCCAGAGGATAGCTCTACGCCGTCTTCCATTACTTTGGTGCAGGTTCGTACTTGTACTGCTTTGAACTCGCCTACGATTTCAATCTTGTCTTCTGATATTACTTTTTCTAATGCCATTGTGTTGCTCCTGTCTGTGCCTAGAGTCCACTAGGCGTATGGTTGTTAAACGTGATATGTTGCACTAATAAAGAAATCATTATTTGTACCTGAAGTGCTTCCTCCATAACCGTAAATTTGCGTTCCAACTATTTGATTAGAAATTGTAATAGCATTTGAAACATCAGAAAGTGACGCGGCACCCCTACCTGCGGAACTAAAAGGAAGGCCGTTTATTATAAAAGAGGTGCTTGCGGGGTTAGTCTTTAGCCATGCAGTGGCCGTAACAACATCGCCTACTTTTGTGTACCTTGCATTTACTATGCTGTTAATAACCAAGCTTCCACCATTTGCAGGAGTCCAAGTCCCCTCCTCATAGTCATCCAGCTTATTAGCAGCACCTGTGCCGCCTAAGTAGACACCGCCTGATAGGTAAGCGTCTTTCCAGCGCCCTGATGAGTAGCCTAAATCTACAGCGGCATCCCTAACTGCTCCAGAGGAGTCACCGGCATTAATAGTAGAGTTACCAACCCAAACTGAGGTGTTCAAGTCGGTGCGCCCCATGTAGATAGAAGAACTGTTTTTAACACCGCCTGACAGGTAAAGGTTTTTGAAGCGTGATGATGCGTGTCCTAAGTCAATAGCGGCATCTCTGTAACCACCCGTGGAGGTAGCTGGTCTAATGGCATTACTTTCAAACTTTAAAAAAGCATCACTGCCTTCAGTAGTGCCTATTAGCAGCCCGTTTACATGGCTACCAATACTACCTACGGTTGTGCCGTCTTTTTGGAAGATAGCAATGCTTCCGTCAGACGTTTTACGGTTTAGTGTAAGAGCAGACTGACCGTTAGATGTGGTTTTAATCTGACCGTCACTTTCTATTTGAGCGCCTACATCTGTAGCTGTTGCAGTAGTCTTACCCACCAGCAAGTTACCGCTGGAGTCTATGCGCATGCGTTCTGCGCTGTTGGTTGAAAACGCCAAAGGGTGGTTAGTCAAAGTTCCTAGAGTTGTGCTGACGCTATTTGCGTAGAGATAAGTCCTAACAGACTCGTCAGCAGATTCTAGTAAAAGTGCCCCGCCTTTTGTAGTCACGCCGCCTTTGATGTTCAGCGTGGTTGCGTTAGCGCTAATCCCATCGGGAGCAGTACCAATACCCACATTCCCGCTGGAGTCTATGCGCATGCGTTCTGCTGCATTGACCTTGAACTGCATATTGTTATTAGTCTGGTCAATAATATATGCAGTACTTAAAGCAGGACTACCTGCCAAATAAACTGTGTTTGTATCAGCGTAAATGTTTAGATTTGTACCGCCAGTTTTCCCAATAGTCGCTTTTACGCCGTCACCAGCACTATCAACAACAAGCCCATCCATCGTGGCTGTGCCAGTAACGTCTATGCCTGTGGAGGTGGTGGCTAGTTTGGAAGAGCCGTTGTGAAACAAGGCTACTGCACCATCAGGTTCAGCAGTTATCATGTTTTCCGTGTCACCAACATTATTAACTGCGAAGTTTTCTGCCTGTATTTTTAACGACCCTGTACCAGCATCAACAATTCTGCTTGAAGAACCATCATGATAAATCTGTAGGTCAGAGCCTGCACCGAAGATAGCCTTGCCGTTGTCTTGGAAGGTTACATTGCCACTAGGGTTAGTACCCAACTCTACAATAGCACCTGCGTTATCTTCAGTAAATAGTCGTTTGTCAGCTACGTTGACTGCCAGTTCACCCTGTACAAGATCACTTGCTGTTGGAACGGCAGAAGCAGTAGAGCTGTTCTTTGTTACAATTTTTGTTGCCATAGTTATATACCCTTAGTATGTGCCGCCGTTCAGCGTACCAGTAGTCATGTTGTCTGCGTTAAGTGTTGAGTTAGATTGTAAAGCTGTGTCAGCCTTTGTGCCTTGTGCTGCTGTAGCATAGTCCGTAGCCGCTGTAGTAGCAGCAGTACCTAGTCCTAAGTTAGTTCTAGCTGTGCCTGCGTTAGCCAAGTCAGACAAGTTATTAGCCTTTAGAGCTGCTGTAGACAACTCCGCTGCTGCCGCTGTAGCACTGTTAGCTGCATCTGTAGCACTGCTGGCTGCTGCTGTAGCACTAGAGGCTGCGTTAGTCTCAGCAGTCTCAGCGTTAGTCTCAGCAGTCTCTGCATTGGTCTCTGCTGTCTGTGCTGCTGTAGCGCTAGTGGCTGCATTGCTTGCCTGTGTAGACGCTGTAGAAGCACTAGAGGCTGCGTTAGTAGCACTGGTAGCTGCCTCAGATGCTTTAGTAGTCGCTGTACTAGCTGACCCTGCTGCTGCTGTGGCGCTTGATGCTGCGTTAGTCTCGCTAGTAGCTGCGTTAGTTGCGCTGGTGCTTGCCTCTGATGCCTTGGTAGTTGCAGTGCTTGCAGAGGTTGCTGCATTGCTTGCAGAGGTTACTGCTTCAGCAGCCTTGGTAGTTGCTGTAGTTGCGCTGGAGGCTGCACTGGTAGCAGAGCTTGCTGCATTGGCAGCACTGGTGCTTGCTTCGCCAGCCTTAGTAGTAGCTGTAGACGCGCTAGTCGCTGCATTAGTGGCTGATGTAGCTGCCTCACTAGCCTTGGTCGTAGCCGTTGTAGCACTGCCTGACGCTGCTGTGGCGCTGTTGGCTGCATTAGTAGCTGAGGTAGCCGCTGCACTAGCATCCGCAGATACAGAGGACTCTGAAGCAGCAGCCGCTGTAGCACTTGCAGCAGCATTGGTGGCTGAAGTAGCTGCACCACTGGCTGAAGCAGCAGATGCTGTAGCTGAATCACTAGCAGCAGTGGCTGAAGAGGAAGCATTAGAGGCCGATGTAGCAGCATTGCTTTCGGAGGTTGAGGCATTGCTGGCGCTAGTCGAAGCCTCTGATGCTTTAGTCGTTGCCGTAGAAGCGCTGTTAGACGCACTGGTTGCGCTTGTAGCGGCTTCTGAGGCTTTAGTAGTAGCAGTGGTAGCACTTGCAGCGGAAGCCGTCTCAGAGGCTCCTGAGGCTGTCTCAGAGGCACTGGCTGCCGTAGCACTTGTAGCAGCGTTTGTAGCACTAGTGGCTGCGTTAGTCTCTGATGTTGCTGCGGCAGTTGCTGAGTTCTCTGCTGCTGTTGCGTAGGCTGCAACACCTGTGGCGCTGTTGGCCGCATTAGTAGCAGATGTGCTTGCTTCAGCAGCTTTAGTTGTAGCAGTTGTAGCAGAGTTAGCCGCATCTACTGCACTAGCGGCTGCATCACTTGCTTTCGTAGTAGCTATCGCAGCTTGGGCTGTAACAGCAGATATAGTGGCATCCGTATTGGAGTCACCAGCACCACCATCACCTCTAAATATAGCCATTGTAGCTCCTACGAAAACAAAAGAAAGGGAGAATAAAGAAAGGGGGACTCCGCGAAGAATCCCCCAGTTTAGCTTTAAAGTACAGCTAGGGTGAAGCCTGCTTCTGGACGCATTACTTGACAACC